CTTGATGGTTCGGGCCTTGCGTGCTGGTCGATCGAGCCCGTCGGCGTCGTTTTGGAACTGAGCGTGAATGTCTGCCGCCTTCTGGAAATCGGTCAGGTCCGAGTCGTTGAGGATCTTTCGATATTTGGGCTCAGTGATGAGCGCCAGGATGGTTTCGAACTTCATTCGGCTTTCTCCGTTTGCTGCTTCAAAAACTCGTCGAGGAGGTCTTTGGGAACCTTGCATCCCTTTTCGCCTGGTCGTGGTCCCCACTCGGTTTCCGACCAGTTGTCCCAGCGTCGCAATCCGTTGAGCCGCTTTTGCCAGAGGTTCAGGTCGAGCGGTTGCGATGCTTTGCGGATCTCGAACGCTTCACGAATGGCCGTGTCGAAGAACGCCGGCGAGGTGATGTTCGGATTTCGTCGAGCGAGTTTTTCGATGGTCGGCCAAATGTCGAGCGCCTCGTCGCAACCGAGCTCGAGCCACTCGGCCATGTAGGCCGGGAACCTGGCGAACTTGGGGTGTCGGTGAAACGCTCGGTGGTCGAGTTTCAGGATGCCGGCGAGACGCTCGAGATCCGAGGTTGATGATTGCCCATTCCTCGGTTCGTCGCCCTTACTATATGGCTTCTGGCTTATGGACTCTGGACTCTGGGGCTTAAGCGGCTCGGTTGGCGGCGGCTTATCCGGTTCGCTTAAGCGGTCGCTTATCCGATTTGAGCCTGTCGAAACCGAGCGGTTTTCGTGTAACCCATTGTTTGACTTTAGCTTTGGGTTTCCGCCTGCGCGGCCGTTTTCGCGATTTTTCTCCGAGGTTTCCTTGTCCCGAACCATGCGGCGCGAAAATGGAATTCCTTCGGAATTTCGACTAAAAACTGAGTTTTTTTCGAGCTCATTAACCAGTTTTTTGACCTCGGCCGGCTTCCCGCCGGCGATCTTGGCGAGCTCCTTTTCGGTGACGGGAACGCCCCGAATGATGAGGTGCCCATAGGGCTCGGCCTCGTGCATTATCGAGAGCATGTCGGCCCACAATCCTCGAGCCGCGAGAGAGCACAATCGGAGGCCCGGATCGGCCCGCCAATCGCTCCAATAGAACCGCATAAACGGCAGTCGCTTTTCGTCTGTCATAGGTCGCCAATCCAGGAGCTCGGAGCGTGAAAGAAAACGTCGTGTCGGCCCTCGGGCCCGTTGCGGTGTTTGGCGATCATGATCTCGAGCTTGTGACGCCACTCGAGCCAATCGTTGAGCCACTCGTTGTAGCCGTGTTCGCTGGGATGCTTTTGCCGCTTGGTGACGTAGTAGGCTTCGCGATAGAGGAGCAAAACGAGGTCGGCGTCCTGCTCGATCGCGCCCGACTCCCGAAGGTCGCCGAGCTGGGGTTTCTTGTTGTCGCGCTTCTCGGTTTCGCGGTTGAGCTGGGAGAGGCCGACGACTGAAAGTTTCATATTGCCGGCGAGCTGTTGAAGCGCGTTCGAGATCTCGGTCATTTCGCCGACCTTGTTCCCGTTCAACGTGCGATCGGGTCGGATCTTCTGCAAATGGTCGACGACGACCAAGCCGAGCGACTGCCCCCTTGCCTTAAGCTCGTTTTGCAGTCGCTTGGTGGCGAGAACGATCCCGTTCGGCGTGAGGCCTCGGCCTTCGTGGATCTTGAGCGGCAATTCGGCGAGCTTTGCCTCGAGCGCGAAAAGCTCGTTGAGCTGCTCTGGTTTGAGCTGCCGCCGGCGTGCGGCTTCATAGGCGGGAACACTGTCCGGAACCGCCCACTCGCCTCCCTGGTCCCTGTAGCGGGTAAATGCGAGCGAGGTCAGGAGGCGGAGCGCGATCGCGTCGGCGCCCATTTCCATCGAGAAGAACGCGACCGGATTGCCGGCCTGGGCGGCCGATTTGGCAATGTGAGCCGCAAAGGCTGTTTTTCCCATGCCAGGGCGCGCCCCGATCACGATGAACTCGCCCGGCCTCATTCCGCCCGTCGCTTCGTCGAGCGCCGAGATCCCGAACGGAATCGTTTTCTCGACGGTGTCGCCGCCGATCGACTTGAGGACTCCGCCGGCAACGTCGTCCAGCGACTTGAACCGCTCGGCGCCGGAGCTCGAGCAATCGGCCGTGACCGCCGTCAGGAGCGATTCCGCATAGTCCGCGATCTTCTCCGGGCCGAACTCGATCGAGGCGTCGGTCGCGGCCGCCTGGATCTCCTGGGCGGCCTGGATGATCTCGCGGCGGAACGCGAACGCGTGAATCTGCTTCGCCCATACGAGCGGGTCGAGGCAGTCGCGCGCCAGGACGGCGAGTTGAGCGAGATAGTTCGAGCTGCCGCCGATCGACTTCATACCGGGATCGTTTTCGAACTCGGATCTCAGAGTGAACGGCGAGGCGACCGCGCCGGCGTTCACGGCCCCGATGATCGCCGAGAAGATCCGCGCGTGAAGCGGTTCGGCGAACTCGTGCGATTTCAGGATCGCGCCGACGGACTCAACGTACTCATTGTACATGAGGAGCGCGCCAAGGAGTTGTTGCTCCATTGCGAGGTCGCTCGGCGTCGGCAGTTTGTAGTCGTTGGGCTTCATGTACTGGTGCACCATTCCCGTTTCCTCGTTTCCTCTGCTCATTTTCGCGATAGGTAGCGCGCCCATTTGTCGAGCGCCTTTGTCTTGGCCGGCGGCGTCTCAACGGTCGCCCTCGCGTAGTGGTGCGAGCAATAGCGCGTGAGCTTGTAGCGATCGGCGCCGCAAAAGTTTCGATCGAGCGGGTCGCCGTGCATCCAGCGGCAACCGTGATCGACGTCGCCTTGTGGCGCCGGTTCCGGCTGCGCGAGCATATCGGCGCGAGGGCTCGGCTCGATCGGCCTGGGCTTGGCTAGAGACTTTTTCGATGTGAGAAGCGGAGAGGCAACGCGCGCGCGCTGTTCGCCGATCTGCCGGCGCGATTGGCCCTTGAGCTGCAAGCCCGATCGAACGATCTGCGAGATGACGGAATTGCGCGAGAAGTGAACGCCGAAGTCGCTCGAGAGCTGCCGCGAGATCTGCCCGCCGGTGAGCCCGGCCTCGACCAGCTCGGCGAGCTTGTCCTTCGCGGCCGGCGACCATTTCAGGGTGAAAAGGTTAGACTCCATCGCCGGCGCCCCCCTTCTTGTGCAGCGAGTAGCCGAAGCCCCAATTGGTTTTGATCTCCCATGGAGTGCCGGAGAGCTTGCGGCGGATCTTGCAAATGAAAACGTCGATGATCTTCGGTTCGGGAACCTCGGAATCGGTCACTCGCATTGCGTAGATCGCGCCGTGCAGTCGTTCCTTGGTGATCGACTTGCCGAGGTTGTCGTGCATGATCTTGACGATCGCGGCCTCGTGGCGCGTGAGGCCGATCGAGTCCAGGCCTTGCAGCTCGAACGCCACGAATGAATCCGTGAGGAGCTCGAGCCGGTGCGTCAGGTCTGCGACGGTGTCGCGGAGCGTCTCGAGCTCGCGTTGCATGAGATCCCGGCTCATGAAAGCCCCCGCTTGATTGTTTCGTGAAGGATCCGCGCCGCGTTCTCGACGGCCGAGTTCTTGTTGTCTCGCGCCTGGATCCGGGCCCTCGCCTCGACCTCGGAGGCCTCGAGATCGCCGAGGAGCACGTGAATGGGCTCGCTGTGCCAGGGCTTGTTATGTTTCAGGATCATGGCAAGCGACCGGATGAAAACGCGCGTAATCATGGGTCGCGCCCGGAGCTCGCCGGCCTTGCGGAGTGTCTCGAGCGTCAATTTCGTGATGTCGAAGCCATAGCGGCGGAGGCAATCGGCGATCGCCTGGGGTGCGTTCGTCGTGTCGGTCTTGCCGAAGGCCGAGGAGATCGGCGAGCGCGGGATCTTCACGCCGGCGGCGGTGGCGCATGTGATGACCTCGAGCGCCTCGCGATCGCCGGCGGTGGCGCGTGCGTGCCAGAGCGCGCCCGTCGTGATCTTGGTTCCCTCGTTGTTGATCGCGATAAAGGTCTCGGCCTGGGCTTTCAGCGGGAGCGAGAGCACGAAACACGGGACCAAGGGAATGTCGTCGCGAGCTGCCGCCGCGGCCGCCCGGTGCTGCCCGTCAATGATCGCGAACACGTTCGAGCCCTCGAGCTGAACGACCAGGAGCGGCGCGAACTTGCCCCAATCAAAGCCGGCGGCGATGCGCTTGATCTTGAGATTCCCGAGCGGCCCGATCTCGCGCTGGTATCGGGAGTCGACCAGGAGCTCGCCCGGCGGCAACATTCTAAGCTCGCCGCATTGCCCCTTGGCCGGCTGCACGTCGCGGTCGGCGAGCGGGACACTCGGAATGTGTCGGTAGTGGGTCACGTTGCGGCCCCCATGCGGTTGACGGCGTCGGTTGCCGCCTGGTCTCTGTTTCGAAGGCAGTTCACGACGTAGAGGAGACCGAGCGCGTCGGCGTCGTCGTCGCCCCGTGGGTTCCATCCCATGCCGCGACAAGCGGCGATCACGGCGCGCTTGAGCTCGTCGCGCGATGGCTTCGGCGGGTAGTAGGCGCCGAGAAAGTGCCGGCGCCACTCGCTGTTCCCGATCTCCGTGACCGGGATCGCCTCGAGGTTTGCGACGCACTCGACCAAGAGCGCCAGGCCGTGCAGTTTGCGCGTGGTCACGAGCGCGGTTTTCGCCGGCAGGATCGGCGCCTCGAAAACGATCTCGCGCGGCCGAAGCTCGCGACACTTGCCGGAGAGCCATTGAATGAACGTAACCCCGAACCGGCCGAGATCCTCGCCCGTCGGCGGGATCGAAAACACGCCGTGTTGCGGAGCGTCTCCGGGCCCGCCGAAGGCCCAACCGGTGCTTGTGGCGACGTCGAGCGCGAGGATGGTCACAATAAGCCCTCCTGCGTCGCCTTCGCCGGCTTCGGGAGATCCAGACGCGGCCGCCGATTGGCGTCGTCGATCCGCCGGCAAGCGATCTCGAAATATTTCGGGAGCCGCTCGATCCCTGTGAAGGCCTTTCCATTGACGACGGCGGCGACTCCCGTGGTCCCTGTCCCCATATATGGGTCGAGGATCGTGCGCGCCTTCGGCAGATAGCCCATGCACCAATTCATGAGGGCGAGCGGCTTTTGCGTGGGGTGCTCTTTCTCGAGGCCGCTCGGCGAGAGGTCGAACACGCGAACCGCCTCGCGCATTCCCGACGTCCAAGCCAGCTCTGCGTCATTGAAATGCATTCGACGAATGCCCTTGTTCCAGACGAGGAACATTTTCGTTCGAGGCAAGGTGTCGAGGTAGTAGTTCGCGCCCCATAGGATTTGATGCTTGCCGGCTTTCATCAGCGCCGCGACGTCGGCCGGCGTGAGCGCCTGGTCCCACTCCTGCGTCTCCTCGCTCTCGCCGGCAAAAGGCCTCGAGGCGTTCGCGCCGCGCTGGTTCCAATCGCCGAGGCCGTAGGGCGGATCGGTGACGACCGCGTCGTGACGCGCCAGGAGCGGGAGGATCTGCCGGCAGTCGCCGAGGTATAGCCTCGCCTGCCCGATCGTGACCGAGTGGAAGGACTCGAGCCGCTCTCGCATGGCGTCGATCGCCGCGTGATAGCTCTCGAGCCCGTCCGTCGTCGGGCAGTAATCCCGCTCCTGGGTCGCCATTAGTGGAGATCCCCGAGGCTGTCGCGCTCCGGCGTCTTGCCGATGCCGGCGACGTTGCGGGATTGCCCGAGGTGCCAGCCAGCAAGCCAGGTCTGCCCCGCTTCGGTGTTCGGCGCGTGCGGCCCGTCGCTGGTCGACTTGCCAGCGACGCCCGCCTTAAAGCCGTCGTCGAAGATCTGCGCCTCGCGGGACACTCCCGACTTGTCGAAAAGGTCGAGCTGCAATTCGATCCCGACGGCCGTCGCCGCTCGGCCGAGTGCCTTGTTGTAGAGCTTGACCTCGTCGGGATCCTGCTTCTCGGCCTTCATCAGCGCCGACAAAACGGCCGGATCGACGCCGGCATCTTGCGCCTGTTTGCGTGCGTTCGAGTACTCGCCGTTCGCGCTTTTGACTTTCTCTTTCAGTGCCTTGAGCTTTTGAAAGTGAAAGCGAATGTCGTCATAGCTCGGGCCGTTCGTGCCTCGAGCCGTGAGGTCGTCGAGGATCCGCGGGCCCGGTTCCGCCGGCGGTTTCTCCTCGGCCTTTTCGAATAGCTTGTCCGCGCGCTGCTTCGCGCGTTTCTTGTCGTCGTTCAGGCTGTCTTTGAAATTGCGGGCCATTCCGGTCTCCTCTTGCGTCTCCCCGGAACAAGGCGACCAGGGCGGAACGAGGAAACGGATCCCGCCCTGGTCTGTACTGCCGGCGAGGTGCAATTCGCCGGCGGTCTTGTTTCGATCGGTCGCCGGCTTAGGCCGGGAACCAGATCGCCTGAACGATCAAGGCGCCGACTCTGAGCGCCGCGAAGAACGCGAAGCCGGCCGCAACGATGCGAACGGCGTCGACGAACTCGAACCGATGCACGGTCACTTGTCGGATTCCGTGGATGCCGAGACGGCGTGCATCACGTACCGGCGGAGGCAGTTGCGGAGAGCTGCGCCGTCAGGTCCGGAGAGGTAGGCGTCGCGAACCGCCGGCGCGACCGCGAGGAGCGAGTCGAGCCGATCGAGAGCGACGTCGGCGGCCGCATGGATCACGGACTCGCCGAGGTTGGTCGGCGCCTGGGCGCCAGGCCGCGCGGCTGCGACGGCCTTTCTTTCGACCGCCTGGTCGATTTCATCGGCCGAACTCAGGCCGAGCACGTTTGAAACTTTTCTAGCGACTGAACTCATTCGTTCCTCCGTTGCGTTGTGGTTCCCAAACGCTCGTTGAGGCGCGCGCCGTGAGGCGATCGCCGATCTCTATTCGTGCTGCATATTGCGTGCTCGACTGTGCGGTCGCACAAAATGGCGCGCTCGTCACATCGACGTCGTTAACGATGCCTTTTGCATTGCGGGATCTGTGGAAAAACGGCCTCATGCGTTCGGCTTCTTTCGCGCTGGTCGAGCGTCTTTGGCGAGCCGCTCGAGCAAAACGGCCGCGGGCCCTGTTGGCTCTTTTTCCCCGGTCTCCCAACGCGAAACGGTCGATTGATTAACGCCGAGCAAGTCGGCAAGCGCCTTTTGCGACGTTAGTCCGAGCTGTTTTCGAATCTGTGCGACGGTTCTCATGGCTCGTTTACTATGCGCCGCGCATAGCGCCTGTCAATGCCCGCCGTATAGTTGGAGTGCGTACAATGCTGGTGATGGTAAAAGCGGTGGACCTGGATCGCGCGGCTCGGCTGGTCGAGGCGCGCAAAGCGGCTCAGTTTGAGACGGCGGCCGATGCTGCACGCGCGCTCAACGTGGCCGCCCCGACCTATTTCGCACATGAGAACGGATCGCGCGGGATCTCCGCCGATGCCGGCGCGACCTATGCCCGGCGGTTCAAAGTTTCTTTCGAGTGGTTGATGACCGGAAAGCGTTCCGAATCTATTCCCTCCAATACCTCCAATGAACCTAACTACTCGGTGGTAACCGATCTTGCGACCGTAGCGCAAAACGTCCCTATACTCGGTAGTGTTTTCGGAGGGGTTTCAGGGGACCGCTTTGCAATGGGCCAAGCCGTTGATTACGCGCGACGATTGCCGGGGATCGCGAACAATAAAACCGTCTTTGCTTTATACGTCCGCGGCGACTCCATGTTCCCGAGGTTCGCCGACGGCGACTTAATTTATGTCGACCCCGGCCGGGTCTCCCGAATCGGCGACGACGTTCTGATAGAGCTCGCCGGCGAGGCGCCAGGGGATCCCGTGTTCGCGATCGTTAAGCGCCTGGTCGCGCGCTCCGGGTCCAAGATCACGGTTCGCCAGTTCAACCCCGACCAGGAGCTCACGTTCCCGACGGCGCGAATACAAAGGGTTTCGAGAGTTCTAACGACTTCGGACCTCGCCGGCGTTTGAGCTGAAAAATTTTTGCCGGCGCACTACGCGCGACGCATTGACATTCCTTCATTCACTATGCAGTGTGCATAGCGTTAATGAGGGAGCCGCATATGAACAATCTCAAATCACTGCTTGCAGAGCCCGCCGCCGGAGAGCGTTCGGCCTTTGCAAAACTTGCCGGCGAGATCCGCCCGGGCTCGATCGCGCTCGCTTTCACGCCGACGGAGCTCAAGCTAATCGCCGACGCGCTCCTCTGGGCCGAGGTTAGCCTCGTCGAGCGTTCACAGTGGCGCACGAAGCGAGCCGAGGTCGCCGCGACGCCGGCGAAAGTTTCGAACGAGCTGCGGCTCGCCGACGAGTACTTTTGCCGGAGCTGCGACGCCCGCGAACTGTCCGAGAAGATCTCGCAGGAACTCCGGAGGGCTCGCACGTGAGAGCTCTCGCCACCATGACCAGCCTCGCCGGTCAGCCTGTCGCCGATCGCATAACGCCGGCGCGCGCCGCGATCGTCGCTTTCTCCCGTCATGAGATCGACGTGCACGAGCTCCGGACAACACTCCGCGCCGCCGGCTGGTCCGACGATCAGGTCGAGCGGCTCGTCGCGAGCGCCCGCCGCAATCTGCGGAGGGCTCAAGCGTGACCGATAACGTAATCGAAATGCGCCCCGGGATCCGCGGGACCGTCGTCGACCGCGAGCCGTTCGGCCCGGAGATCCCGCCGATGAACCTCGCCGACCCGGAGATCGAGCTCGACGTGATGCGCGAGTGCCGCCGCTATGTCCTCGACGTTCACGCTCGCTGTTACGCCCATGTGAGCGACCAGGATCTCGCGAAGGCGATCAACGTCGCCTCGAGCGTGTGCACGATCCTGCAATCGCTCGCCGCCGGCCGCATGGCTCGGCGCGCGATCCAGATCGCCCGGGACGTTGACGCGGCGTGCAAGCAAGCGATCGAAGCGGCGGAAAAGTTATGAGGCGCCGCAAGATCGAAACGATCCGCGTGAGCTGGTCGCGCCTCGGCCGCCGGCTGCAACGCGAGTTCAACTCGCGCCGGCTCGCCGACCAGTTCGTCGAGGATCTCGTCAGCGTGTCGCGCGAGAGCGCGAGCTTTGGAATGCGGATCACGATCGAGAGCCGGGTCGAGGTGTTGCTCGATGCGGCGTGAAATTTTCTCGGTGCGGCGACGCGGCGCTCGGCGAGGCAGTGCCTGGTCTGGCGAGGCGAGGTGTGGCGAGGCGATGCCTGGCGAGGAGCGGCCCGGCAAGGCAAGGCATGGCATGGCCTAGCGGCGCCAATCACGGCAAGGCAAGGCAACAATTGAGAGGAAAACAGAATGAAAATCGAAATTGAAATTACGGGGACGACCCCGCTCATTTGCAACAAATTCACCGACGCGGCCGCGATGAGCGCGACCAGCGGGACGAGGTCGAGCGCGCTCGGTCAGGACCGCGGGTCGCCGCTCGAGATCGCGGAAAGCAAGCTATATATTGGCCTTGGCGGCAAGCCGACGATCCCGCAACCGAACTTGGTTCGCTGCCTGGTCGACGGCGGCCAGTTTCACAAGGTCGGCAAGAAACAACTCACGACCGCGAAAAGCTCCGTCCTGTACTCGTGTTTCGACATTGAGGGCGCCGAGATCGAGATCCGGCACTCGCAGCCCTGGAAGGTCGACACGCGCGCCGTGCGGATCCCGTCGACCGGCGGTCGGATCCTCGCCCATAGGCCGATGTTCGACGATTGGTCTCTCGCGTTCGTCGCGACTCTCGACCTCAACATTCTGACAGAGAAGCTGTTGCGCGACGTAGTCGACGACGCCGGGAGTCGTGTCGGTCTTGGAGACTTTAGACCGTCGACTAAGGGCCCATTCGGCAAATTCAAAGTGACACAGTGGAGAGTTCAGCGGCCCGAGCTTTCGGTCGCTGCGTGAGGTCGGGGCGAGGCATGGCGAGTCCGGGCAAGGCGATGCGCGGCAAGGCCAGGCAGAGAGTGGCAAGGCAAGGTTTTATGATAGACGATCGCAAATGGTGGCGAGCCGCTCTCGCCGGCCAGAGCCCGCCAATAACTGAGAACCCGGAGCCCGGATTCTTTAAGCGCCGATTGGTCAAAGCCGGCCCGTGGGTGCCGGTCGCGATCTGGATCGAACGCGAGCTCGACGAGGCCGGCGATCTCCTGTCCGACGAGGTCGTGAAATGCACGGTCGACGGCCGGCTCGCCGATCCGGACTCGACCTGGTCCTATTGCGCCGGGTCGCCGATCACTGAGGCCGAATTCGATTACCTGTCCCGCGTGAGCTCATACGCGAAGGCCAGCGACAAGCGGGAGCCTTTGGCGAACCCGCGCCGGCCGATCAACGCGCTCGCGTTCCCCCTGCCGACTTTCAAGAACAACAAGAGGAAACCACGACGATGACACTCGACGAGATCGAGGCCGGCCCGGCGAACATAGGGCACAACTCCGGCGGCAACGCCGAGGCGATTGACTTGATCGAGCGCACATTGCGCCGGTCGGATGAGATCGAAAAGGGCGCCGCCGATTACTTGGCCGCCGAGAACGGCGACCTCATGCGCCGGCTGCGTGACATAGAGGCCGCGATCGCGCGCGGATTGCCGGCGCGGATTGATAGCCAGGCCGAGGCCGAGAAACTTTCCGACCTTCGGTTCGCCGTCAAAAAGTGGATCACGGCCGCGAAGCAAGCCAGGACGTCGGCGAAGCGTCCCTGGGATGCGATCGCCAAATCGTTCTATGCGTTTTTCACGCGCCCGATCGACGACCTCGAGACCGTCGACGCCGAGAAGATCGGCCCGGTCCTGACAGATTGGCAGGATCGCGAGGCGGCCCGGAAGCGCCGCGACGAGGAGGAGCGCGCACGGATCTTGCGCGAGGAGGCCGACCGCAAGATGCGCGAGGCGGCCGAGGCCGAGACACGCCGGCTCGAGGCCGAGCGCCGCGAGCGTGAAGCCAGGGAAGCGGCGGAGCGTGCCGAGCGCGAGCGCCTGGCGGCGATCGAGGCGGCGGCAAAGGCAAAGCGGGAGCGCGAGGAGCAAGACCGCTTGGCGAAAGAGGCGGCCGAGCGTGCCAAGCGTGAGGAGGCCGAGCGAAAGGCCCGCGCCGAGCGTGAGGCGGTCGAGAAGGCCGAGCGCGATCGTCGCGAGGCCGAGGCCCGCGCCCAACGCGAAGCCGCCCGCAAAGCCGAGGAGGAGGCCGCCGAGGCCCGTCGCGCCGAGCTGCGACGCCAGGAGGCTGAGCACAAGGAGGCGGCGGCAAGGGCCCGCCGTGACCGCGAGGAGGCCGAGCGCGCCGCGATCGCCGCGCGCAAAGAGATCAGGGCAGAGACCCGCAACGAATCCGAAGCGGTGGAAGCCGCCGAGCGTGCCGATAAAAACGCCGACAAGAGCGAAGAGCGAGCGCACGCGAAACCCGCCGACCTGTCCCGAGTCAGGGGCGAACACGGTTCGGTTTCATCGCTTCGGAGATTTTTTGCGTTCCGGAACCTCGATCGAGCCGAGCTCGACCTCGAGAGCCTCCGGCAACACTTGCCGATCGGAGGGCTCGAGACGGCCGTCCGATCGTTCATTGACGCCGGCGGGACCAGCCTCCGCGGCGTCGAGATTTTCGAAGATCAATCAACGGTGACGAGGTAATCGCATGTCCCAAAATCTTGCAGTAGTTGAGGCCGCGCGCCTTCCCTATCCCGAGGCCGCCGCCCGCATGGGTGTCGAGTCCTCCGCCTGGCAGACGCTCGTTAACGCGACGTTCCCGACCGCCAGGACGGCCGAGGGCGTGATCCTCGCCCTCAACTATTGCCGGGCTCGGAACCTCGATGTTTTCAAGCGCCCGGTCCATATCGTGCCGATCCGCACCAAGCTCAAATCGCCAGACGGAAAAGAGTATTGGGCCGACCTCGAGACCGTTTGGCCTGGGATCAATGAGCTCAGAACCACGGCGCATAGGACCGGCCTTTATGCCGGATCCGATCCAGCCGAGTGGGGCCCCGATATGACGAGCGAGTGGGAGCTGCCGAGCGGCGACGACGACGGCGGAGATCACCCAAACGCGCCGCCGCGCGAGAAGAAGGCGGCCGCCGCGCCGGTTCGGATGCTCAAGGTCGTGCATCCGGAATGGTGTCAGATCACGGTGTATCGGATCGTCCAGGGGCAACGCGTCGCGTTCCCTGGGCCCCGCGTCTATTGGCTCGAGACCTACGCGACCGCCGGCAAATCGGATCGTCCAAACGAGATGTGGAAGGATCGCTCCCGCGGCCAGTTGGAGAAATGCGCCGAGGCGGCCGCGTTGCGGAAGGCATTCCCGGAGGAGCTCGGAGGCGAGCATATCGTCGAGGAGGCGCCTCGCATGGTCGACGTGACGCCGGCGGCCGCTGCCGCGCCTCAGAGCCGCCCGGATCGCTCGGAGATCTCGGCGAAGGCGAAGCCGGCCGCGAAGGCGATCGAGGTCTCGAAAGAGGACCGGAGCGCGCCTGTCCAGGCGAAGCCAGCCGCCGAGACCGTGGTCGTCCTGAACGGCGGCGAGACACTCACGCACGGCAAGGTCGTGTTGCCGCCGGCAGACGCGAAGCCGCTCGACGAGAGCGCCGAGGAGAAGCTCCGTCACGCGCTCGAGGCCCTGCCGAAGCTGTCCTCGATCGAGGAGATCCGAGGCGCCCGGCAATCGCTTAAGGCGGAGCTGCCGGCGGATCAGTTCGCGGTGTGGAACTCCGAGAGCTACTCGCGCGAGAAGCAATTGCAGGCGCGCCGATGATCTGGTTAGGCGCCGCATGGTTGACGGTCGCGGGCGCAATGCTCGCGGTCGTCGTCGCTATGGATGTTTGGGAAGGCGACGAAGTCGAGCCGCTTTCGTGGGTCGCTCGAATCGTGGTCTCGCTCGCGTGGCCGGCGTTCCTGCTGTGGTTCCTGTTTGACCTCGCCAGAGGCGAGACCGACGAGGAGCGCGAGTGAGCCAGGACCTCGACACGATCGACCCGACGTTCGTCGAGGATCTGCGCGCGAGCCATTCCGCCGTCCAGGTTGCGGCGGAGTGGCTTCGCTCGAGTGGCTATCCCGTCATCGTGCGGCCGACCTTCGTCCGACCGACGGTCGAGGAGCGCCGGCAGTATTCCGACGGCGGCGATCTCGAGATCCTGCAACGGGTCGAGGTGAAGCAACGGCCGGAGATTGATTTCCAAGACCCGCGCGACTTTCCGTTCTCGTCGATCATTGTCGACGTGTGCCACGCCTACGACCAGGCGCGACCGAAGCCCCACGCCTACATGATCTTGAATGCGTCCCTGTCGGCCGCGTTCGTCGTGAAGTGCTCGACGCGCCGGCAATGGTCGCGCGTTACGCGAACCGCGCGAGGGCGCGCGCGGGACTACTACGAGTGCCCTTTGAACTTAACCGAATTTGTGAGGATGCCGAACCAATGAAAAACGAGACGATCGTCGACCGCGTGGTCGCGCGACTGAAAGCGCAACCGCTCGGCGACCTGATAACCGAGGAGGATCTGCACGACATAGTCAAGCAAGCGATTCCCAAAGTGTTTTTCGAACCGGTAAAGACCGAGAGCGGGAGCGACTACAATCGAAGGGTTGAGGTGTCCCCGCCGTTGCTGGTTGCCACATTGCGCGAGCTTATGAAGCCGCAAGCCGAGGCGATGGTCCGCGCGTGGATCGACGAGAATAAGGATCTTCTCGCCGATAATTGGCGCCGTGTTCTCGACGAGGGGATCGTCGCTTATGTGCAGCGAGTGCAGGACGAGCGCGCGGCGATCGCGGTCGGCTCGGCCCTCCGTCCATTGTTGGAAGAAGTAAACCAAGCCCGGCGCCGCGCCGGCCTATCGGAGATATATATCTAATGACCGACCAGCTCTCGCCCGAAGATCGGGCCCTATACGACGCGTTCTTTAAGGCCTATGGCGCCAAACACGCGGAGCTTTCTGCGTCGGCCGCGCCCGGCGCCGAGATCAGTCTCGACGCTTGCACGGTGCACGCGATTAAAAGCATCGCCCCGATCGAGCCGGAGGTGTGGGGCGATGCTATATGGCACGCGCTCGACGAGCTTTCGGATGATTTGCTAGAGCTGCAAGACCTGAGTCCCCTTGAAGACTCAAGAGATTTTGCAAGGGCTCATGAGCGAAAGGTTTTTGGCCGAGCTGCCGACATTCTTATAGATCTCATGATCCGCAAAAGGCCCGCCCCGCGGATCGTCTCCGCCGTCGGCGTCGGCGTGAAGGTCAGGCCGCCGGAGGAACGCGCGAGCTTGCTCGACCGTGCAGTCGAAGCCGCCAAAGCCGCGCCGGCCGGCCGGAGGGCGGAGGCGATACGCGATGTTTTTGAGGGCGAAAAGTTCGAAGCGCCGAAGCTGTCGGCCGAGGGGCTCGAGACCGTGCGCGCTGCACGCCAAGCCTACGGCGTCTGCGAGTGGTGGGATGAGATCACGAGCCAAGCCGGCGAGCTCCGCCGCTTCAAGTCGTCGACGTGCGGAGCGCCGGAGTGGCCGGAGGCCGGCGCCGTCTATCGCAAGATGCCGCTCGAGAAGTGGATTGAGCGGTTTGGTCGTTGCCAGTGCGGCCGCGTGGTCGTGATCCGTGGCGAGGATGAACTCGCGGAGGGCGGAGCATGACCTCAGAGCAGATTGAAGGCGAGTTTGCGATCGTCGAGATGCTGGGTCACTCGACGCTTGTCGGGCGCATCTCGGAGGTTGAGAGGTTCGGCGCCAAACTTTGCCAGATCGAACCAATTTACAAAGGGGAGTTGTTGCCGCCGGTGCTCGTCGGAGGCGCGTCGATATATCGGATCACACCATGCAACGCCGACGTTGCGTTTAGGAAGGCGCCGGCGGCCGACTACCTTCTCCCCGCCCCGGTGCGTGCACGTCTGCCAGTGGAGGCGCTTCCAAAGCCGGCGGAACCGGACCCGGATTTTGCCGAAGTAGAGGAGTTGTTTTGATGACCCAACCACTCACGACGAAAACGGTCCTCGAGCGCGCGCTCGCGATTATCGAGGATCCGGAGCATTGGACGCAAGGCGCCTATGCTCGGCACGCGAACGGGAGACCGATCGGCCCACTCTCTAACGAGGCGCGTTGCTGGTGTTCGCTCGGCGCGATATCGAAAGCAACCGGGTGGGATCGCGACGATGCAAACATCGAGGCATTTAACGCGCTGCACAGAGTGTCTGAGGTGCTGGGCGGACTAATGCCGCATGATTTCAACGACAACCGCACTCACGCCGAGGTCGTCGAGATGTTCAATCGCGCGATCGCGGCTTGCGAAGAGGTGGGGGTGTGACCCCGCTTCTCACGCTGCCCGAGGTCGCCGAGAAACTCCGCATTTCCGCGGCGGATCCGGCGCGAGCCGTTAAACGCTTGATTCGGCTGCACGGAACTCCCTATCGTCGGATAGGGGCGCAATGGCTTCTCTCCGAAGCCGACCTGAATGCTCTAATGGGTGCAATATGCTGTCGATCAGAAAACGAAACGGCCGCTGGTATGTCCGAGGGACGATCAGGATCGGCCGTCAAACGGTTCGCATTGCGGAGCACAGCGCGGGAACAACTCAGCGCGCGGTTGCGGAAAGTTACCGAGCGAGACTCCAAAGAGAAACCGAGGAGGCGCTCCTTCACGGTGGTTCGGTCGAGCGTCGACACGTAACTTTCGCCGAAGCCGCGTTGAAGTATCTCGACGGCGACGTGCGACACATGTCCGACATAAGCCGGCTTCGCCAGCTCGAGCGGAGCTTCGCCGACTGCAAGCTCGCCGATATTGACGCGGGAGAGTTTGAAAGATTTTGCAGGGAGCAAATACCAGGCGCAAAGGCCAGCTCGAGGCGCCGGGCAAAAAACACACTCGCGGCGATCTTTCGCGCGGCCGGGATGAAGCTGCCGGAGATCAAGATCGGCGGCAAGACGCGCTCGATCATAGCGTGGTTGTCGCTCGCCGATGCCGATCGGTTGCTCCTGAGTTACCCGAAGCACGTCCAGCCAATCGCCCTGGTCGCGTGTTATTGCGGATTGCGAGCGAGCGAGGCTTTAGCTCTAAAGCGTTCGTCTCTGGATCTCGCGCGCAAGCCCTTCGGCGCCGTGATCGTGAAAGACCCGAAGAACGGCCGCGACCGAATCGTTCCGCTTCACAAGCGAGTGAGGGACGCCCTCGACCCATTGATCGAGAAGCGAGGGCCCGACGACTATTTGTTTTTGAACAGGTACGGGAAGCCGTACACCGACACGCGCAAGATTGGAGGAAACCCTCTGAGCGCGTCTCACAAGGCCGCGTGCAAGGCCGCCGGCATTCATGCCTTTAGGTGGCATGATTGGCGCCACCACTTCGCCACATGGTCCCTGCGGCCATCCTCGGAGGGTGGCGCCGGCATGGATGTTGAAACGCTGCGAATGATCGGCGGGTGGTCGAGCTTGGAGCAAGTGCAGCGATATTCACACTCCAATTACGAGCGCGCCGCCGACCAGCTTTCGCGCCGGATTTAGCCCGGCGTTGGCAATGCGTGGGATAAATGACTATCCGACAATTAATAAGCCGTTGACCCTGTTGGGAAAAATTCGATTGCTGTTTCAGGCTTCGGGAGGCAGGGGCCGGAGGTTCAAATCCTCTCTCTCCGACCAATTTTCCGCCGATGTTCACGAGAACAAATCGGCGGAAAATGGCACGAATCGACAACTCTCAACGTGAACATTCCGGGAAAGTTGGGCAAGGATTGGGCATAGGCTTGATGCCCAGCCGGCGAAACTCTTTCGCAACGGGTCCGTGCGAGTCTCGCAATGCTTCAAACATGAAGCGGCCGCGCCCGGTGGTGGAACACCGAAACGCGGCCTAACCCGAATCCATGAGGTAAGTCATGTCTCAGGCTATCCGCCGAGTAGCACTCGGCCTGTTCATTTTCACGTGTTTTGTTTTCGACGCCGCGGTCGGGATCCTGGTCCTCGCCTCCGCCTGGGCGATCCAATGAGCGGCCCGCGCGTGCTCCGGCGCCCGCCGAACGGTTGGGATCGCCGGCCAAATAGCCAGCTCGGCGATTGGCTCGCCCTGGTCGCCCTGCTCTTTGCCGGCGCCTGTTTCTTTAACTGGTCGTCTCAGGCCTTCGGCATGGTCCTAGAGGCCGCCGGGCTCGCCTAGGGCTCGACGGCCGGCCAGCCACAAACAAGGCGCCCGTGCGCCTGTAGCGCCTCGAGCTTGGCGATCTCGAGGCGTAGTCGTTTCAGGTCCGCGCGATACCATTGCCGCATTGGCTCGATCTTGAGCGGCTCAATTGGTATCGGGTCGGCTGGTGTAGGTTTCACCAACAAGTCGCCGTCCGGCATCGGGCATGGCCGCGCCTCGAGCGGTGTTAAGGTCTCGCACGCCGTCAGCATCGAGAGCGCAATCGCTGCCGCCGATATAGACCGGAATGCGCTTGATGATCGGTTCGACCTCTGCATGGATCTTGGCCCTTTCCTTTGCGAGCTCGCCGGCAATTTTAGCTCGTGCGGTCTCGACCTCGGTCGCCTTGGTCTCGGCGGCCCGTTCGCGCGCGATCGCCGCGTCGCGCTCCTGCTTCGCTTGGTCGAGGGCCCGGGAGTCCTCGAGCCAGGCCCGGGCCGTCCAGCCGCCCCAGGCCGTGAGGCCCAGGACGACCAGGACAAGCCCGGCTCGGATGTACGAGATCACTTCTGCGCCGCCGCGAGGGTGTTTGTGATTCCCGCGCGGAGCGAGGCGGCAGTTCCGGCGCCGAGCCAAACGAGGATGAAGGCCGGGACGTCCGGGAGGTCGCCCAAGCCGGTAAAGACGACGAGCTCGTCGGCCGCCATATAGACGCCGACGATCGACGCCAGGAGGGCGAGGATATAGGTCCGCGCCCCGATCAGTTTGTCGAGCATGTTGTGCCTTTCGGGTTGTGCGCCGGAACCGCCGGCGCGCGGGCCTTCGCCGCTTGCGCGGCTTAAGGTTCTCGATGGTCCTGCCGCACCGTGCGGACCAGATCCTTGATGCTGGTTTTCAGATCGTCCGTGCTCGATCGCATGGCGCGGACCTCCGACTCGAGCGTGGCGATGCGCTCGGCGGTGACTGTTGAGTGCTCGAGCGTCTCCACGCGAGCGGCGAGGCCGCCGAAGAAGAAAGCGCCGGCGATGATCGTCGCGCCGATCGAGCCGAACGCGAGCAAGTCTTTAAGTGTGATCCCCTGGTTCATTTGGCTTTGATTTCCTCAACAAGCGCCCGGATGTCGTCTTTCAGTTGTTGTTGGTCTCTCTGGATCTCGTAGACCGATTGCTCGAGTGCGCGGATCCGATGATCGTCGGTCTCGGCCGGCGGCGGTGGCGCGGTGACGGGAACGACTTGCGGCTTATCGTTGGCCTGTTCCGTGTCGCCTGTGAGTCTCTCAACGGCCGGAGGTTCCGGCGGCTGCTCCGGCTTCGGCTTTGGGATGGGGACAACAAAGGCGGCCGCGATCAGTGCCGCGCCGGCGACGACTAGGAAGCTGGTTGTTTCGATCGGCCCCGACATTATGGGTAAACCTTGCGCGAGAGCTCGACGTGCGCGCCGTCCGGGAACGATTTCCAGCGAGCGCCGCATTCGATCTCGACGCCGAGTTCATAGGCCGCGCGCTCGAAGCACTCGACGATTGGCCAGAAGGCCGGCCATTTCCAATTGTCCTTGCCGCCGACCAGCGGGACAAAGTCGATCGCGTGTCCGGTCAAGTGTCTGCTGTTGAGCGTGCGCGACGCGCCGCGCTTGACGTATTCGCGCTGCGTCTCGATCGTCCGCAATCCCTCGTGCACGCGGAAGTCATAACCTTTTTCGTTCGCGAGTTGGTTCGCGTGCTTCACGACGTGGACGAGATCGGCGTGCACTCCCTTGAGCCGGGCGAGCGAGGTCTTTCCGAGCATTGTCGAGCCTTTCAAACGTACCGAATGAGAACGATTGCGAATCCGGTCAGCGCCCCGACAAGCCACTCGGCAAGGTCTGACTGCCCGGTCGTGCGATGACTGATCGTGTAGATCCGCGCGTGAAAGATGCCGGCGAGCGCGTAGGCGACCGCTGAGATCGGGTCGAGGTAGGCGACCGGCGCGATCGCGATCGAGCAACGCAAGAGGCCGACCAGGTCCGGGAATGGTTGGTCGCGCTTGGTGTCGAGATAGTCGCCGTTGCCTATGAGGGCCATGCTCAGGAACGCCGAGACCGTGAGCGCCGGGATCGACCACAATGGAAGCCCGAGCGAGAGCCAAAGGCCGACCGCGACCGGCAAGGCCCATATGGCTCTCATGGTCTGCGTGCGCTGTTGCGAGAACCAGAGCGCCACGGGCGAGCCCGTCGACGCGTGCAGCTCCCGCATGAGGTTCGAGAACATGCCGCCTCGTAGGCGGTACAAGAGCGCGTAAAGCGCCGATGATGCGAGCGCCGCGGCTAATGCCGCTGCAATTGTTCCGGCCATACGCGCCTTAGCTCCTCGTCGTCTCGTGCGTTTCTGATTCCGGCGTCGATCGTCAGCTCGTCGAGCTTGTACAATCGCTTTCTGAGGCCGCGCCGGCGGCTGTTCTCCTCGGCGACGGCCGTGTCGATCTTCGCCCGCTGAATGACGCGAGCGCGCTCGAGGTTGACCCAGACCGGCCCGCCGTTATGACCTCGAGACCAGGCGTCGCGAAACCAGCGCCCCGGGAGTTCGATCGGGTTGATAAGGTCGTGGTCCTTTCCGTGCCGAGCGCAATCGCGATCGCGCAAGACCTCGTAAACCTCGGCCGTCGTGAGGCCGCCGAACTCGAGCGCGTAGGCGAACCGCTTCGCGTGGTCCGGGTCGATCCCTGCCTCGATCTGCCGCTCGATCTGCGCCCATAGATAGCCGCGAGGGCGGTCGCGCCAATAGCCGCCGCTCGACATTGCGTCGAACATTTCGGCGGCCGGATAGGTGACGCGAACGTCGCCGTTCCATGCGGTTGTTAGAATCGCCCTCATGGTCACTGGTCGCCGATGAATCCGACTCCGTAGTAATCCGGGTCGGTGTTCGTTGCGCCGTCGGAAGCGAACGCGATCGCGCAAGCGGTCGTCGTCGGATCTGTGCTTTGTTCGATGCTCGGCCAGAGGCCCGAGTTTGCGCTTGTGCGCTGGCACATGCCAAAGGGAATGTATTTCGCGGTCGAGAACGCCGTCGAAAAATTGACGGTCATAATCCCGGTGCCGGTGTCGGCGACCGATGACACTCCGTAAGCCGTGCCCGGGCTCTCAGGCGCGCCAGCGGAGTATCGGCCGGCCGTGAACGCTTTCGGGTGAGCTGGGTGCGAGTGCTGCCGGCCCGGTGACGAGAACACAGCCGTCGAGCTTGCCGCCTTCATCTGGGCGGTTGAGGCCGAACCGGCGCCGACCGCCGTCCCGTCGGCTCGCATGTAGGCGACCGTTCGATAGTTGCCGGAGCCGAGCGAGAGAACGATCTCCACGTCGCCGACGGTGCTCGTAATGTTGGCCGCCGTCGGAAGGATCCTCGAGGTTCCGTTATGCGTGATCGTGATCGCGACGCCGTAGTGAATGATCCCGATAAAGCCGGCTTGCGTGGTGCCGAGCGTGTTCGCTGTCGCCGTGCTTGAGAGCGTGACGGCGTTGCCCATCGTTGCAAAGTCGGGAGTGCCGGAGGTGACGGAAGTCAGGGCGCCGGCGATCGACTTGCCGGCGGCCATTGCGAGGCTCGTCGAGACCGACGAGGCGTTGAGGTTCGCCAGCGTGCCGAGAACCGAGCCGTTCGAGTACGGGATCCAAGTCGTCCCGACGAGCGAGGCGACGTTGACCCAATTCGCGTTTGCCTCGTCCCTGATTTTGAGAATGTCCGAGCCGGTGTCGAACCACCATTGATTAGCGTATGTGGTCGAAGGCGCCGAGCTGCCGCCATTGTTCGAGGCGAGGGCTTGGAGCGCCGAGTTGACGTCGGCCCGGAAGGTTGCGCCGTTCGCATTCGCGAGGCTCATATCGTTCTGGGACATGGATTAGTTTCCCTTCGCGTCGAATGTCTTGAGGTAGTCGACGAGCTTGCCGACGTCGCCGGCGGCCGGTGTCTGGGCGGAGGCGAGAGCGATCACGGCCCGCGCGATCGGCGCGAGGATCTTCGGCGAGCCCTCGAGGTTTTCGTCGGCCGCGTCTTTCGCGTGCGTGACCGGTTCGAACCGCCAGCGATCCGGCCGCCACATGACCAGGCGATAGCGGTGCAATGCGTTGTCGAATCCGTTCGGGAACCGGCACTCGGGTCGCGCCTTGTCCCACTCGGCGTCGCCTGGATTGTCGACGCGCCCGATCAGAACGCCGTCGGCGTCCAGGACCGCGAGCGCGCGCGAAGGCGAGGCCGCCGGCGAGGCCGGCGCCTTTTGCTTTTCTGCCATGTTGTTTAGCTCCGCTGTTCGGCTGCGACTTGCAGCGTCGTTATCTCGATGTTGTAGGCGGTGTCGTAGGATCTGAGCTGCGCCCGGAATTGAACCGCGCGGCACTCGACCTCGGCCGTGTCCAATCTCATCCAGGCCGACCAGGTCGGCGAGCCCGAGGGGTTGTCGTCGGTCTGCCGGAACTCGATCCAAGCGTCGGCTTGGCCGCCGTCCTGGTCGCCGTCGAACGAATCCCAATCGTCGATCATTGCCGCAATGTCGTCGATGTTCGAAAGGATCGAGGTGATCGTCGCCGAGATCTTGCTGGTAAGGCGCGCGCGCGTGACGGCGCCGAAGTCGTAGGCGTTCGCGAACGTATAGGTTCCGCTCGCCGCGATCCCGCCGGTCTCGTCGATATTGGTCCCGAGCGCGTCGAGGTCCGTGATGTCGTCCCATAGCTGCGAGTTCGCGAGCTTGAGAACCGAGCCGCCGCCGACCGTGTTCGAGTGCGTGCCGGCGAAACTGGTCTCCTCTGTGACCGGAGATCCCGACAAGGCCGTGAAGCCGTTGACGCTTGCTTGTTTGCTCGAGACCGAGGTCTCGGGCCCTGCGATCCCGGAGCTGTCGACGGCGCGGATCACATAGGTGCCCGCCTTAAGGGGAACATTCGCATAGGACTGCTGCCCCGAGACCGCCTCGCGGATCTGGGTCGAGTTTGCCCATGTGACGCCCGAGGTTGCCGGCGAGTGCCGGAACTCGATCTTGCCGCCTTCGCGCACGTCCAGGTCGGCGGATTGATCCCACGCGAGAACCGCCTGGTTGCCGAGTGGCTGGATCCCGAGACCGGTGATCGCCGCCGGCGGAGCGCCGAGGCCGTAGACCGTGAGCCCGAGCGAGGTCGAGTATTCGCTCGACACTCCGAGCGTGTTGCGCGTCTTGACTCTGAAATCATAGGTTCCGGCGGCGACGTCCTCGATCGTGATCGAGGTTCCCGTGACTGCCGGCAATGGCTGCCAGGTCGACGAGCTCGAGGCCTTGAACTCCGGTATGTAGTCCAGGAAGTAGCCCTCGCCGGCTTCGGACCAGGAAAGAGTCACTCGCGTTTTGACGCCGGAGCCGTCGCGCGTTGAGTAGAGGGATTCGACGATCGCCGGAGCGCCAGGGACCGCGACGACCCAGGGCCGCGGGAGATTGGTCGCCGGCTGTTCGGCGAGGAGCCGCTCCTCGCTCGCGTCCCAATCGTAGACCGCCGAGCTCGTCTCGATCAGCGTCATATCGATAACCATCGCCGGCGCGCCCGAGCTGTCCCGGTCCATGCGGAGCGACCAGCGAGTGATCTCGAACGGTTTCTCGTTCCAGCCCTTGCGCGCGTCGCTGAGGAGGATCACGTCGCCGACCTGAGTGCCTAGCGCGCTGAGCTTAAAGGTGCGCTCGGTGACGATCTGGGAGCGATTCCGATAGAGCTCGATTTTCGCGATCCGTTGGCACATGGCCGCGTTATCCGTGAACGGGAGCTCGACCTCGTTCCAAATCTCCTCTCCGTTGTCCTGGGCGATAAACGTGTCGCTCGAGACATTCGGGAAATCGGTCGTCTGATAGTAGGACGCCGGCCCGCGAAACTTTCCCTTCACGCCGTTAAAGAGATCGCGCCGCGCGCGTCGCGCCTGAGTCTTCGCCGGCCCGCATTGATCGTCCTCGTCGAGCGAGACCGTCGGCGTCTTGTACGCGCCCGCGTAGATCTTCCAGAGGCCGCCCGAGTAGGCGACGCTGCCCGCCATTGCGGAGGCGATCGCCGGGAGCGCGTTCTTCGGCGAGACGTCCGAGTCGATCGTCCCGTTGCAAGTGTATCGCTTTTGAGTTCCGCCCGAGTACGAGATCGGCTCGTCGCAAATGTTGGCCGCCTCGATCACGGAATCCCAATCGATCGCGGTGTCCTCGGCGCCGATCCCATAAGGCCGCTTGATGACGCCGGCGGCGACCAGCATCGGAACCCCCCGGAGATAGTCAGCCAGGCACAAGGCCGGGTTGTCGCTCCACTCCCAGGTCGTCGGATCGTTGATGTCGTGCGCGCCGACGCGCGGGTCGTAGACCTTGCGGCCCTTGACGACGGCCGACATATTCGGCGGCCCGCTCGGAAACTTGTCGTTGTTGTGGGCGAAGGTGCCATGAATGGCGGCGATGCCCTTAAACGAGTCTGAGGCCGTGATGAGGTCAGAGATCCAGGGGATCGCGCGCGCGTTCGCCGGCGGCGCCTGGTCGTAAGTGCCGAGCCGCTTGATGACCCACGCCATACCGCGGAGGCCGCCCGCCGGCGCGCTGCCGCTGGTGCCCTGGGCGCCGCCGATCAGGTTGTAGAACCGCGCTCCATTGGCGGCCGACGTCGTGCCCGACTCCTCGGTGTCGAAGGTGACGACCTCGTCAGCAAACAGAACGTCGCCGATCTCCTCGACCTCGTGGCCGGCGAGCGCGACCGAGATCCAGAGGTAGCGATTGTCGGTCTCCTGCGAGTAGCCGGTCGTCGACATAAAGATAATCGGGCCCGAGACTCGAGTCTGTCCGTATATGATTTGAGCGGCGGCCGCCGGCGACCGGAAGGCGACCGTCTGCCCGCGATCGTTGAGGCTTTTCGGCTTCTCGCGCGTCGACGCGATTATGAGGTTCAAGCCCTGGGAGATCAGAATCGAGACGATGATCTCGGCCGCAATGACGGCGGTCGCGGCGCCGACTCCGATTGCTGTTAAAGCGGCGGCGACGGCCGCGACCACGGGAGGCATGGGCTTAAACCTTCCAGACTGTTTTGAAGTCGCGCGCCGGCAAGAACTCGAGGCCGGAGAGCGAGAGGAACGCGCCGCGCGCGCCGAGGGACACTCCGAGAGCGTCTTGCGCGAGAACCAGGTCGCCCCGGCCGGCGAACTTTGGCCCGAGCGGATCCGGAGCGCCGAACAATCTCGTTCCGAGATCCTCGAGACTCTTGCATCCAAGCCGGACAATGAGCTCGAGCGCCTCGCGCTCCGTCTTGTAGGTCCCGCGCCACTCCGCGATCGGATCCTCGCCGGTGACGAGCGCGCGCCAATTGGCGGCGAATGTCACGCAATCCAGAGAGCCCCATTCGAACGCGCGCGACTTCGTGCTCTCGACATAGGCGTCGAGAAGCGTCGGCCAGTGCTGAGACCTCATATCTGAGATGCGACCGGAGCGGTGCCGGCGCCAGCCGTGCCCCAGGTGATGTTTCGATCCTGCATCGAAGGGATGTAACGCAAGCTGCGGTCGCCCTCGAAAATCCGCTGCTGGTCCTGGTCGGTATAGAACCGCGCCCGGAGGCGATCGAGGTCGGCGAGGTTGCTCTCGGCCGAGACCTGGATCGTCGCCGTCTCGCCCGAGTCGGCGTCGCCGATCGTGTCCATCCTGCCGGCGAAGATCTGCACGGGATCCGCCAGGACCGCGCCGGTCGTGACGTTCAGGAGGCCGAGCCAAATGCGAACCGGCCGCCCTTGGCTAAAGTCGCCGTAAGCGATCGAGACGAGCTCGGAGGGGACGCCCGAGAGCGTGATCGACGCGGCCGTCGCCTCGACCGCCTTCGTCTCCTCGATGCTCGAGACCTCGAGGAGCTGCCCGCCGCCCGTCCAGGTCTGCCCATTCCATGAGATCGGCCCGACGCCCGACCAGAAACGAATGAAGCCCGACGCAAAATCCAACTCGACAAACAGGACCGGCGCGAGCTGCGCTTGTGCGAGCTCGGCCTGGGTAGGTGCTGCGATCGTGCGGCTCATTCAAATTGCCTCGATGAATTGAAGCGAAAGCCCGTATCGGAATGGTTCGAATTGCAGAGAGACCGAAGGCGCCGCGAGCCTGAAAACGCCCCGAGGGCTCGAGGTGACGATCGCCGAGCCGGAGGTCGTCGCCGTCCGGAGGCGCGGCCATATGTCGAGCGTCGCCTCGCCGGCGCCGTCGGCGGTCGCGTCCTGCGTGACCATGTAGAGGCGCGCGGTCGAGCCGTCGCCGATCTGGAAAAAGTCGCCGGCGCGAACGACGGCGTTCGCCGGGAGGCCGCCGACCGCGAGCTCTTGCCCGGTCTGCCCGTCGCCGTTGATAACCGGAGCCGAGCCCCAATTGCCGCGCGGCTGCTTCATCAAAGGGTTGCCATAGAGGAACCGGCCGTATTGGCCGCGGAGCGCGAGGAGCTGCGAAAGCCAATCGCGCGCGTCGAGCTCGCCCATAGGCGGAAGGTCGATCGAGATCGTCCACATCTGCCCTTGATTCAATTGGACCTGTTGCGCGGCCGTCCAGGGCGATTGAGTCATAGCCGAGAAGCTCGCCGGCTCGATCGCGAACCGCGACGGCGCCGGCCTGTTCGGGAGAGTGAGCGGATAGGTGATTGCCATTAGAAGGCCCCCGAGAGCGCGTTGCGCCGCTGCTTGTCGACCATGACGCGCGGAATGCGCTTAATAAGCTCGGCGTCCCGCTGGTTGAGCATGGCTTGCAGCTCGGCGCGGTTGGTGCCTGGTGCTGCGTTGACCGTCGAGTTGATCGTGAGACCGCCGCCGCCCATCTTGCCGCGCGGGACGATCGTCCCCGGAACGCGCGGGACAAAGACCTCGGGACCGCTCTCGCCGACCCGGTACGCGCTGCCGGCGTGAACCGCGCCGCCTAGCGCCTTGCCGCCGGAGAGGATCGAGCCGATCCCGCCGGAGACCGCGCCGGCGATCTGGTCGAAAACCATCTTTTGGAAAATCATGCGCGCGAGGTCTTGCGCCAGGCCTTTGAAAACGTCCGAGAGCTCCTCGCCCTCGACGATCGCCCGCTCGAACGCGGAGGCGACCGCCTCGCCGGCGGAGTCCTTCATCTCCTGCCAGCGTGCGCCGGCCTCGGCTGCTGCCGCCTCGGCCTGCGCCGCCGCCTCTTGCGCCGCCGCCATATCGTGGATTTGCGCCGTCAAGAATGCGATTTGCTCGCCGCGCTCCGAGTCGATCGTGACGCCGGCGCGCGCGAGGTTGTTCCGGAGCTGCTCGGTGTAGGCCGCCGCCGCCTCCGATCTGCCGAGCTGCTCGATCTGGAAATTCAGCTCCTCGACCGCCTCGGCGTATTGGCGCGCCGCTTGTTCTGCCTCGCGCTTCTCGCGCGCCTCGCCTTTGTCGCCGGCGCCGCCGCCGACCTTGACCTTGCCGGCGCCGAGCCTGTCGGCCTTCGCTATGTCGTTAAGCGAGATCCCGCGCTTCCCGTGCTTTGCCGAGGAGTGCGCGCGCTCGTTCGCCTTGCCCTGCTTTGCGGTCGGATCCAGACCGTCGCCGAGAAAGGCGTCGGCCATGTCGAACGACTTCGCGAGCGTGATCGCGTCGCCGAGCATGGCAACAAAGCCGGCCATTGAGTTAGCGAGCACGCCGATCGCGTCGGCGATGCCGCGCAAGCCGGCAATAAATGAGGGGTCTTTGACCGTGTCGGCAAACTCGACGATCTTGCTCGAGAGCGTCCCGGTCGCGCCGGTCGACTCATTCATCTTGCCGATCGTCTCGGCGAGCGCGTTTTGCAAAACGGTCATGGCGTCGCCGACCGTCACGGCCATTCCGTCGAACTCTTTCTGGATCACCCCAGCCTGAGACTCGAGAGCGCGAATGACAATATCGCTCGTGAGCTTGCCTTGAAACGCCAGCTCGCGGAGCGCGCCGAGCGGCACTCCGATCCCGTCCGCGAGAGCCTTCGCGGCCCGGCCGCCGTTCTCCATAAGAGACCGGAATTCATCGCCCCGGAGCTGCCCGGATCCGAGGGCCTGAGAGAGCTGCAAGATCGCCGACTCGGCCTCGGCGGTTGTGGCGCCGGAGACCTTGAGAGCCTGAGAGAGCGTCTCGGCGAACCCGATTAGCCTCTCCTGGGAGAGCCCGAGCTCGTCAGCGGATCTGCCCACTCGAGCGTAGATCGTGCCGATCGCTGCAAAGTCGGTGCGCGTGCGGTTCGCGACGTCCATCAAGCGTTGCTGAACGCGCGCCGCCTCCTCGCTCGAGTCCGTGACGAGCCTTATCCTTGACCGCATGTTGGTCATGGCGTCGGCGAGGCCGATCGTCGAGCGCGTGACGTTGCCGAAGGCGATCGCGGCGAAAGCCGTCTTAGCCAGGTTGGCCGCGCCCGAGATCGACTTAAGGCTCGAGTTGATCTTTGCCGAGGAGCTGCGAACCGTGCTCTCGAGTTTCGAGAATTGGCTCGTGACCTGTGAGACCTTGCCCGTTAGGTCCCGGATGTCGGCTTGCAGCTTGATGACAATATCGTCGTTAGCCATCGTTGCTCGAACCTCTCCCGACTAGCCGCATCAGCTCGTCGTGTTCTTCTTGCGTCGGAAACTCGTCAGGCCTTACGCCCGCTTGCGCTTGCTGCATTTCAGCGAAGCCCTCCATTGCGAGAAAGGCTTCGTTTAGACTCATGTCGCGAACCTGGTCCGGAGTGAACCGGAGCATTCCGCACATCACAGAAAAGATCCGGCGGAAGTCGATGCGGTCGTCGTCCGGGCCTACGCGGCGGCGACCGCGTCGGCGTTTCCCGACTTCGTGTCCGTGAGAACCGCCGTCAAGATCTGGGCGCACGCAATGATCGAAGGGCCGAGGCCGGCCTCCTCGATGATCTCGCGCGCGCGGATCTTGCCGATCGAGGCCGAGCCGTTCTTGATCGCTTGCCCCAGGATCGAGGAGAGGTGCGAGATCTTCGCGTCGGAGCCGAGCGCGTTCAGAACCGAGAGGATACCGAGCCCGGTCTCGCTCTCGATCTCCTCGAGCTCGCCGATGCCGATTCGGAGCTTGTAGGTCTTGCCGGCGAGATCCGCCTCGATCTCGCCGCGGAGTGGTTTCACCATGTGGCTTAGTCTTCCTTCGCGAGCTTGAACGCGCCGGCCGTGACCGAGGTCACGCTCGAATAGTTCAGCGTCACATTGCCCGAGGTGTTGATGTAGGCGCGCGAGAACGGGCCGATCAGTTTGCGCGCGCCGTTCGCGACGGCGACCACGATGTCGGCGACCGTGAGCGAGCCGACGCCCGGGACGACTACGCTCGTCTGTTGCGCCGGAACCGTGACGTTGATCGACGAGCCGCCGCCGTTGGAGACCTCGACGTATGTCCGCGAGGTGCCGTCGTCGGCGACCGTGTCGCCGTTCGCGGCCGACGTGAGCGAGGGAACGATCCCCGTGTCGACGACCGTCTGAATGCTGAGTGCTGCCATTTCCTGAGTCCTTCAATGGAAGGTTGAGACAAGCGGCGATTAAGCCGCGGTAAAGACGACCTCGCCGGCCGACTCGAGCGTCGCCGTGAACTCAAGCGCGCCGTTGTACTCGCCGGCCATTTCAAAGCCGGAGATCTGGAACGCGCCGGTATAGGTGCCGAGCGCCGGGTGCGTGATCTTGAAATTGCGGATCGTGCCGGCGAGCATGAGCGTGTTGACCTGGTTGATATAAACGCCGTCGTCGAACAAGCCGGCGAAAGAGATCTCCATCGACTTCACTCCGGCGTTTGCCAGGAGCTCGCGCCACTGGTTCGCCGAGTCCGCAGTCGTGACGTCGACGGCCTCGTTCGCGATCTTGAGCGACTTCGTGCGGATGCTCGCTATTGTGGAGTAGGAACCCGAGCCCGTGGTGTCGAGTTGCAGGGCCAAAGTGCGCCCGAGTTGTGCTGCCATGATTTAAGCCCCTTCTGGTTAGCTGGTTTGCAAAAGACCGGCGAACCTCACAGTCGCGTGATAGGTCTCGCCGTCTGCCTCTTTCGCGGTGTCGTGCGCCGCGTATTCCATGTTGACGATATAGCCGGCGGTCGCCGGCAATGACTGCCGATGCAAAGCCGCGTAGATCTGCCCCACGATCTCGAGGCATTCCTTTCGGCCTGGCGCGCGTGACCACGCATGGATCACGATCTCGACGTCGAACAAATCCGAGTCGCTGGTCCCGTTGAACTCTCCCGACTGTTCGCCGATCGAGACGCGCGGGAACGCCGTCGACGTCGTCTCGGCTTCGTGCGGCGTGTCGTCGAAGATCCGCGCGCCAACGATCGCTGTGAGCCCGGGCGCTCCCATTAGCGCCTTGTAAACGGCCGCCTGTAACGCTGCGAAAGCGAGCATCGGTTTATTTCCTGCGGATCTTTGTTGCGAGAACGCGAGACGTTGCGCCCTCGACCGAGGCGCGAACCTTGTCGGCCCGGCCTTGCATCAGTTTCGAAAACAAAGGCCGCGCCTTGACCGGTCGCGAGCCGCCGATGCCACGATCGAGCATCCGGAAAATGTTCGGGTAAATGATCCGCGCGCCCGGCTTCTCTTTGCGGTTCCATTTTTTGGCTTTGATCCGGTCGCGGTTCTCGCCGGTACGCTTGGCCGGCGCCTCGCCTGGTGCCGATGCTTGCCACCGGTAAAACTGCCCGCTCCTGGTCTTGCCGCGATAGGTGCGGCCCGACTTCGGCGCGTCGATCGCCGCCTGGGCCTCGGCGACCAGCGTCTTAGCCTCGGCGATCATTGTGTCGCGGAGCTCTTTCTCGATCTCCGGAATGATGCGCTTAACGCGCGCCTTGGTTTTCGAGATCCCCGAGATCGTGACCGACGCGCCGGCCATTAGCTCGGCGCGCCTTCTTCGCACATGATCTCGAGCCAGCGACCATTCTCCATGAGCTCGCGCGTCCCGAGGATCGCGAGGATCCGGCCCTGGTAATTGACTCGCATGGCAGTCGTGACGCCGGCGCGAAAGCGAACCGTAACGCGGTGCGTCAGCCGGTGCACATTCTGGTCGGCCGCGACGATCTCCCGGCCGGTCTGCGGCTCGAGCTTTGCCCAGCACTCGTAAAGCGTCGTCCAGGTCTCGGAGACCGCGCCGCCCGCGCCGTCGCTGCTGCCGCGCGTCTTTCGCTCGATCGCGATCCGGTGCCGGCATTGCCCGATTGAGATCATACGCGCACGTCTCGATATTGGCCGAGCATGAGCTCCGCCGTCGCCGGCATGTCGGCGGCAACGTCGCCGCGGTTCTCGTAGAGGTGCGCGACGATCAGGAGGATCGCTTGCCGGATGTCTTGCGGGATAGCTGCCGGCGCCGCGCCGTAGCCGGCGACGAAGTTAATCACGATCCCGTTGGCAACGCGGTCGACCGTCGGCCAGCTCGAGTTCGAGCGCAAGACGACGCGGCCCGGCTTGCTTATGAGGTCGACATAGTAGTTCGACGAAGCGAACGTGGTCGCGGCGTCGCTGTCGTTGTAGGTGACGACCGACGAGATCCCTTGAAGCGGCGCCTTGGGAATCTCGACGTAGTTCTCACAAGGCCACTCGTCCAGGTACATAACCCACGACTGAGTGATGAACACTTGGCGAGTGTACTGTTCCGCCATGATCCGCGCGGCCGTAATGAGCGCCGCGACGTAAGAGTTATCGGCGGCGTCGTCGACGCGACAATGCACGCGCGCCTCTGCAATGCTTACAGGCTCGACCGTCGGAGGCGATGCCAGCGAGAGGCGGAAGGGGGGCCTATTCATCTTGAACCCTGAGATTGCCGTCCATTTCGAGTTTCTGCCCGTCGCTGTCGATCACTTTCGCGGTGATCTTGTAGGTCGTGCCCGAGTTGCCGCCGGCAAACATGGCTTGAACGTATGTGCCGGAGACCGAGGGGCTCGAGATTGTGAGGCCGGCGCCGTCGGAGACGACCGAGACGACGCTCGCAAGCGTCGCGCCCGAGTCCATCTTGCCGGAGAAGTCGAATTGAAAAATCCGCTCCTCGTAGCTTTGCTTTGTCAGCGTTTGCAGCATTGTTTATCCCTTTAGGCCGCCCACTCGCGCACGTCTGCCGGCGCCGTCCACACTCGCAGCTCAGTCTCGGCGGTCCATCGCTCCGCGTTCGGAACAAAGTCCAGGACCGAGCTCGAGGTCGCCGAGGCCGAACCGGCCGCCGATCCCGCCGCCGCGTGCGTTGAACGCCCGACGCCGGAGGCCGATCCTGTCCCCGCTGCTGTGCCGGCGGCCCCGTTCGTCGAGCGACCGACGGCCGAGGCCGTTGCGACGCCGTTCGAGACTGCGGTCCCGCCGACCAGGCGCAAGCCGACGGCGGAGACCGAGGCCGCGCCGGCGGAAGATCCCGCCGCCGATTTGGTCGCGGCGCCAGAGCCGGAAGCCGCGCCGACGCCGGCCGAGGTGCCCGAGGCTGCTGCCCTGGGCGCGCCTGTGCCGGCGACGACCGCAAGCCCGGCCGATGATCCGGCCGCCGCGTTCGTGGATCGACCGACGGCCGATGTTGATGCAATGCCGGCGGAGCTGCCGGAGGCCGAGGAGACCGAGCCCGTCGACGAGCTGCCCAAGACCGTGGCGACGCCCGCCGAGGATCCGGCGGCGGCGTTCGTTGATCTGCCGACCGCCGAGGCGGCGCCGGTGCCGGAGCTCGTGCCCGCTGCTGCGAACCGAGGAGCCCCGACGGCCGTCGCCGCGCCCGTTCCCGAGCTCGAACCAACGGCCGCCGAAGTGCCCGCCCCTGCCCCGGAGACCGAAGCCGCGCCGGCCGAGGATCCGGCCGCCGCATTTGTGGAACGGCCGACGGCCGAGGCCGCGCCGATTCCCGAAACTGTTCCGGCGGCCGCGTTCGTTGAACGTCCGACCGCGCTCGCCGAGGCGACGCCCGCGCTCGAGCCCGCGCCCGAGCCGATCGAGCCGGCCGAAGAAAATCCAGAGGCCGAAGCCGCGCCGGCGGCCGAGCCCGCTGCGGCGGCGGTCGAAGCCCCGACGCCGGAAGCCGCGCCAGTGCCCGAGGCGGAAGCCGTGGCGGCGTTTGTCGATCGACCGACCGCAGAGGCCGCGCCGATGCCAGAGGCCGACCCTGCCGCTCCTATGACGCCGGAGCCGACGGCCGAAGCCGCGCCGACGCCGGCGACCGTGCCGGCTGCTGCCCTGGTCGAGATCCCGACGGCCGAGGCCGCCGCGACGCCCGCGCTTGAGCCGGTAGATGCGAACCGAGGGGCGCCGACCGCCGAAGCCGTGGCAACGCCCGCCGAGCTCGCGCTCGAGGCCGCCGTCGATCGACCGACGCCGGAGGCGGTTGCAACGCCGGCGGAGGTGCCGACGGCCGAACCGGTCGAGGCCGAGCTGCCGACCCCAGAGACCGACGCGACGCCCGCGCTCGAGCCCGCTGCGGCCGCTGTTGCAGCGCCGACGGCCGAGGCCGTGCCCGATGCGCTCGCCGTAGCCGCTGCGGCGGCCCGTGGGGCGCCTGTTGCGGAAGCGGTGGCAACGCCAGCCGCCGAACCTGTTGCGGCCGTCCTGGGCGCGCCCGCGCCCGAGGCGGCGCCGGTGCCGGCGGAGGTGCCCGAGGCGGCAAAGCGTGGAGCGCCGACCGCCGAGACTGAGGCCGCGCCCGCGCTCGAGCCGGCCGAAGCAAAGCGAGGAGCGCCGACGGCCGAGGCGGTTGCGACGCCGGCAGAGCTTGCCGCCGATGCGTTTGTCGATCGTCCGACGCCCGAGGCCGCGCCGAGGCCGGCAGAGGATCCGACGGCCGAGGAGATCGAGAACGACGAGCCGACGGCCGAAGCTGTGGCGACGCCCGACGAGCTGCCGGCGGCGGCGAAACGCGGAGCGCCGACGCCCGAAGCCGAGGCGACGCCCGCCGACGAGCCCGCGCCCGAGTTGATCGTGCCGGCTGCCGCCAGGGCGGCCGCGGCTTCAAGAGGCGTAAACCAAAGAGACAAGGCCGCCCCCTAAGCGTTAGGCGATTTTACGGATCGACCATTCGATGGCGCGGCTGTTCGTTCCGCCGGTGCATGTCAGCGTGAAGTCGAAACCGTGCATCAGCGTGAGCGCCGGAAAACACCAATTCGGATCCGTCTGGGCGCCGACCAGCGTGTGCGAGAGAACGACGCGGCGCGTGCTCGCCGAGCGAACCTTTTCGTAGACCTTGACGACGTAGGTGTCGCCCGAGGCCATAGCGTTCAGGTCGAGAAAGAGCTGGTAGACTCCGTCGTCGGTCTGGTTCGCGAGCGTCGTCGAGTTGTTCGTGAGGCTGTACTCGGTGCCCCATGAACTGTTTGTGTTTGCAAATGGTTCGGAGATTGCCATTTCTTATTGCTTCCAGAAACAAATGACCGCGCCGTGCGTTCCGACGGTGTCGCCCGATGCCGCGCCGGCGCCGCCGCGCGCGTATGAGACCCCTTGCAAAAGATTGATCGCAGTTTCCTCTCCCGGGAGGCCGCCGTCGCCGTAGGTCGGCCCGCCGGCGTCGTACTCGGTGCCGTCGGTGCCGGGGGTGTTGGTGTCGCCGCCGGAGGCCGTGCCGCCCACTCCGCCGGAGACCGTGCCGCCGCGCGCGCCGCCGAAGCCCTTGAGCTCCGTGATCGCCGATCCGTTCAAGGTTCCGTTGACTGTCGTGTTTCCGCCCGCACTGCCGGCGACCGATTGGCCGACCGAGATCGTTAGGGTCGTTCCCCACTCCGCGGCGAGGAGCGGATAAAGCCTGTAAGCAATCCCGCCGCCGCCGCCGCCGCCTCGGCGCGCTGGGCCGCCGGCGCCGACCGACCAGATCTCGACTTGAGAAAACCCGCCCGGGATCGTGATCGACGTTCCGCTGTCGAAGATCTCTAGAAGCTCCATTGCGGTTCCGGTCGGCATTGGTCGCTATCTCCTGTAACCGTAAAGCATGATTTTCAAGGCGTGAAAGTTGTTCGCCGCGTTGCCGGATCCGCTCGCGCCCGCTGTGAGGTACATGCGAATCCGGTTTCCCCGCGACCATTGCGTGTGCGATGCGTGAGGCGAGACGATGCTCGAGTAGAGATTGCCGGCGCCCGTTGCGACCGTTGCGTTCGACGTGTTGATCGTCGTCGTGTTGTTGAAAACCGAGTCGCCCTCTCGCAAGATATTGATCCCGGCCGCGGCGCCCGCTGCCGGCCGGCCCGAGACCGTCGACCGGATTCCGGTGCAGAACCAGTTAAATGGCCAGCGAATGTCAATCTTCGGGACCGTCGTGTTCGGCGTAAAGTTTGCGACTGTTGCGTGATCGAGCCCGAGCCCGCTTGTCGAGAAGATAAAGCACTCCTCTTGAGCGTGCCTCGCGAGCTGGGTCCGAACGGCGCGGCCGTCGGATGCGTCGTAGAATACGATTCTGTCGTTGGCGCCGTCGCCGTTCGTGATCGTTTGAATGCCGGCGATGCCGTGAAGCGAGGGCGAGAAAAGGGGCATGGGTCAGCTCGTAAACAAGAGGTCGCCCCAGGTGGATCCGATCGCGCCGCCGCTGGGAGCGACCACGCAAAAGAAACCAATTTTTTTCGGCGACGAAACCGACGGGGTCGTCAGCGTGTCGTCGAAGATCCGCGTCGTCGTGTTGGCGATCGTCATAACCGCGCTCGCCGTCGTCGTGCCGTCCACGATAGAGGCGTTGTCGGTCTCGTTGTGAAAGTCAAAGCTCGGCTCGGTGCCGCTCGCCTGAGTGACGGAGCTCGTCACTTGAACCTCGAGCGCGGTGATCCCGAACGGTGTCGGGAGAGCGTCCTTTGAGGTCGTCGAGGCGGTCGGCGATGTGTTCACGCCCGAGGCGTTGAAAAGCCACAACAAAGCATAGGGAACGTCCGTCAGGATCGACGAGTAGCCGAACGTGAAGCCCGCGCGCTGAAAGATAAGCCGGTCGTTCGTCGCGTCGACCGCCGCCGCCGTTTGGAGCTTTGCGATCTGGTCGCCGAAGTTGTCCCAAAGGGGCATAGGCTCACGTCCTATAAAACAGAATATGAAGCCAGGGAGCGCGAACCGCGGAGTTGACTGCCTGGATATGAAAGCGGAGCTCGTCCATCTCGGCGACTGTCGTCGTCGTCGGAACCTCTGAGTTGACGCGCGAGCCGCTCGAGAGAGTGATGCTCGTATTCAGACCCGAGCCGCCGGTCCAAAGGCTTAGGCTGTTCTTGTGGATGTCGAAAACCGTGTTGCCGGAGCCGGCGACCTCGCACGAAGCATAGACCCGGTCGATCGTGATCGCCCAGGGCGAGCGAATGACGCGCCGCGGCGTGGTGTTCGTCGTGACTGCCGGCGCGGCCGTCCTCGACGAGAACATAGGAAGCGAGATCAGGTCTAGCGACCGCATGTTTTTCAGGAGAACTTTCGAGATCACGGCGTCGCTTGCGTCGAACATAGGCGCAAAGTCGGCGTTGGGATCGTAGGCCGAGACGCTCGGAAGCGCCTCGACCTGCCGGCGGAGATTGTCCCAGAGGGGCAAGGCTTAATCCTCGGTGATCGCTGTCGCGGTCGTAAGGCGAGGAGTGACGCCCGTCGATACGCTGATATTTGGCGTAACGGTGCCCTTGTAGAGAAGCTTTCCGGTGCCGCTCGAGGCCGTACCGACGCCGAAGTGTGTAATGGTCGACGTCGATCCGGTACAAGCCGGAAAGTCGATGTTTGCGGCCGGCGAGACCGAGTTGGCCGTGACCGTCCAGCCTCCCGACGTGCGCGCAACGGCGACGCGTGCATATGAGGTGTAAGCCGTCTCGCTGGTCGTCTGGCTGCCCGAGTCGCCCGGGTCGGCCGTGTGCAACGAAACATAGAGGTTTGTCAGCGGCGAGGAGGCCGCGTTGTCCGCGATATTGGCGATCGCGGTCGCCTGAAAGGTCAGCTTTAGCAAGTCGTTTTCGAAGGTGTCGCCTTTGGACATTTGGGAATCCCCGCGTGAGGTCGAAAAGAAAAAGGGCGCCGATCGCTCGGCGCCCCGTGGGTGTCAGTTTGTCAGGCCGTTAGGCCGGCGGGTTGGCTGCCGGCGTGTTCAGCGGCTCCATGACGGCGAGCGCCGAGAGGAGCGCGGCCGAGGCGTTCGCGACCGGCGTGATCGTCAACCGAACGTAACGCTTGTCGCCGCGATAGCCGATTTTGCGGCACTCGTTGTCGTCGTCGAACTGGAAGGCCGCGAGGACCTCGGTCCCGTTCAGCATGTCGTCGGGAACCGCGGCCGCGTCGGAGAGGTTCGAGACGTCGCCGTGCTCGACCAGGACCGTGAAGGTCGCGTCGGCGTCGGCGATCGAGCCCGTCGCAATGGCGAACACCAGGGACTTGTGTCCCTGCATGTCGATGATCTGTGAGACCTGGGCCGTCGTGTCGGCGACCGAGACCGGAGAAATCGCGCGCTTAAGCGTGATCTTGTTGTGAAGGTCGAAAAGCATTTTGGAAAATCTCCAAAGAGGAAAGAGCGAAAAAGGCGCCGCGGTCTTGCGGCGCCCTCGGTGTCAGTGGTCGGCCTCTATTACGAGGTCGCGATCTTCATCAGCTTGATCGCCTCGAAATTCTGAATGCCGCCGCCGACGCGGCGAGTCGTCCAGAATTTCACGTAAGGCTTCGCGGTGAGGTTGTCGCGTACGACGACGGTCCCGCGGCGATCGACGATCACATAGGCGCGACGGAAGTCGGCGAAGGCGATCGGGTAGGCGTTCGAGCCGACGTCGGGCATGAAGTCGTCAGTGTTGACCGGGTAGCCGAGAAGCACTCCGACCTGTCCAGCCTGGAGACCAGGCTGCCAGATATAGAGCCCCTGCCCGTCCTTGAACTTGCGGATTGCTGCAAGCGTGAGGTCGTTCATCAGCCAGTTGGCGCCGCCGCGGTACTGACGCTTGAGAGCGTGCACCAGGTCGACGAGAGCGTCGCTCGGGTTGCTCGAGGCAAAGCTCGAGGCGCCGCCCGAAGCGGTGTAACCGACGCTGCCCCAGGCATAGGAGGCATTCGCGACCGCGGTGTAGGAGAGAATGCCCTGCGGGCGATTGATGCCCGAGCCCGAGATAAAGGCTTGGGACTCCTGTTCGGCGAACGTCAAGCCGACTTCGTCAGCGAGCCAGGATTCGACGTTCTGAGCCGAGTCCTCGAGGAGCTGCACGGTCGCGCGCGGTTCGGCCCAGAGGAGACCAGGAACGAACTCGAGCTCTTTCAGTGCCGGCGTGCCGGTCTCGCTCGGCGCGGTCGTTTCAGAACCCCAGCCGCCGGCGGAAGCGCCGGAGGTCGTGGCGAGCTTCTTGTATGAAGCAACGCCGATCGGGCGAACCGTGGCGAGCTGCCGAAGGCTGCCCTGCGAGGAGACGACGCGGTCGATCGCCGAGTCCATCTCGGAGGGGCAGAGATAGCCGCCGTCCGGATCCGAGCCGGCGGCGAGCGCCTTGTATTCGGATTCCGATAGCGCCCGCTGGTCTTTCCGCATGAACGCGCCGAAGGCCGAGCGGTATTCGCTGTACTGGTCAGCCGTGAAGGCGACCGGCTGCCGGTTGTTCTTCTGGGAGTGCGAAGCAAGCGCGACGTTGAACGCTTTCAGCTCGGCGTCAGGCAGTGCGCCGTCGCCGCGACCCGGGCGATTGAGCTTCTTTTCCATCTCGTCGAGCCGCTTCTTGTACTCGCGGCCGATCTCGGACAATTCCGCGTTGATCTTGTCGAGCTTCTGCTCGGTCAGAGGGTCGGCGGCGCCGCGCTTCTCGATTTCAGCGAGTCGAGCGTCGTTCGTGCTCTTGAATTCTTCCCATGCCTTGCCCTGCTTGGCGATGAGATCCAAAATTTCGTTTTCCATTGGTGCTTTGCCCTATTTGGAGGAGAGAATTGCGATCGTGCGACGGATCTCGTCTGCGATCGCGGCCTGTGCGTCGTCCTCCTCTCGAGGTTCCGAGCTTTTGAAGCCCCGCGAGGCGATTGCCTTCGCGGCGCCATGCGAAAACCGTCCCACATCCCGTAGAAAGGCCTCGAAATCGCGTATTGTTTTGATCGTTTCGGCGCTCTTGACGCTCGAAACGCGAGCTTTTGAGTTGGCCGGCATGGTCACGACCGAGACCTCGAAAAGGTCGATTTTCTTGATCGTGCGGCGCGGTTCGGTCGGTTTGGTGCCCATTCCGGCCTCTTTCACGCGAAAACCGATCGAGAGACCGTTGATTGCCGGCTTCGGGTCCATCTTCATCAGCTCGTAGACCTCGGCGCCGCGCCTGGTCTTGGTTGCGAGCGTGCCCTCGACGACGAGACCTTTCTCGTCCTCGACCATGTTCGACCAGACTCCGATCGGGAGATCGTCCTCGGGGGATCCGCCCCAGCCGCCGGAGCCGTGATTGAGAAGCATGGGAGGGAAAAACCCTCGCTGGTTCCACTCGGCGAGCGTTTCCTTAAACGCGCCTTTCTTGATGACGTCGCCGTATGCGTCGACGTTCCCGAAAAACGCGCCGTAGCCCGTGAACGTGCCCTCGGCCCCGCTCTTGTCGACCTTGAACTCGAAATCCAGCCCCAATTTTTCCATTTTAAGCCCCTGCGTTCGCCGGCGTAGTCGGTGCCGGGTTTGTCGCGACCGGCAATTTGTCGCCGCCCTCGATAGGATTGAGCTCCTCGAGCTCGCGAATTTCGTTCGGTGTGAGCCAAGCCGGAGAGCCGCCGGAGCCGAGCGCCTTTGAGTAGAACTCGGCGCGGTCTGCTGCGGCGCCTCTCAAAAGGCCATTGGCGATAAATTTCGGGTAGTAGCCGGCCGCGAGATCTTGCTCGGAGAGCAATTGCGCCGCGATGCTTTGCTCGAGCCGCTCGTACCAGGGCGAAAGCGTATAAACGACGTGCGCGAGGAACATTTGCTCGGCCGACGCGTAGGTCGAGGCCTTGTCGGAATATCCGGCCATGATCGGCATGACGCGGAACGCGCGGCAGACTTCCTCAATCTGAAAACGACGAGTCTCGAGGTGCTGCGAGTCGACTCCTGAAACGGTGTAAGGCGTAAATTTCGCGTCGCGGTCGAGGATCATTGTCGAGTAAGCGTTTTCGGCGCCGGCGTGGTTCTCCTCGACCCAGTTCTGCAATTTCGAGTGCTGTTCGTCGGTCAATCGGCCCGAGACTGAGATCGCGCCGCCTGGGCGAGCCCCGTTCTTGTGCATCCTCGAGTGCGATTCCTCGGTCGCGATCGACAATCCGATCGCCTCTTTCGCGAGCTGCACGGCGCCGAGGCCTTTGATCGAGTCCCAACTCGGCCCTTTGACGTGCCAAATATCGCCGGCGGCGTATGTCTCGAGAGCGCCAGAGGGCGCCCGAAACTCGAAACGCTTCGCTTGCGCGTCGGCGTCCCATACGACTTTGACTTTCGAGGGGTCCATAGGGACCAATTCGACGACTTGGCCGTTCACTCGGTTGATGAAAGCGTAAAAGTCGCCGGCGAGCGTCGCGTGCATCATCAGAGTCTCGCGAAACTCAAAGCTCGTCTGATAGTCGTTCGGCTTGCTGTGCAAGACCGCGTAGAGAGGATGATCCGGCGCCGGCCGCCTGGATCCCGTCGAGCTGTCGGCCCGAAAGATCTTAAGCGGAACCTGTGCGACGCCGTCGGCGAGGCAACGCACGCACGCCAGGACCGCCGAGGTCTGCAACGCCGTGTCGATGTTGACCTCGCGGCCGCTTTTCGACCTGGTGCCGGTGGTGATAGAGCGCAAGAGATCGAGCGAGCTCGCCTTTTGCTCGCGCCCCAATAGCCTCGACCAAAAACCCATTGAAAGCGCCTCTAGTTGTTGTCGCCAGGTCTTGCGCCGGCGCCCCGATCCCAGAATGAGCGCCCTTGCCCTTCGGGATTTTTCGCCATGAGCGCGACCGCGTTAAACGTCGCCATGAGCGGATCGATTTTTCCCGCTCCACTCGTCGCCTTCGTAATCAAAATCGCATTTCCTCGAGGCTCGACGATCGCGTGCCCGACCGACCAGGCCATGAGGCCCGAGCCCGAGTGCCAAAGTGTCCCCGCGGCGAGCCTTCGCGCCGTGGTCTTGATCGTGTTCGCGAGCTTCCAGCCCTGCCCGATGCCGACGATCCGGTCGGGATTCGGAAGCAATCCCGCCTGTTCGAGCCCGTCCATGATCTCCGTGATGCCGATCACGTCGACGCCGATCGCGCCTTTCTCCGGCATTTTGCCCGAGTCCTCGATCGTTTGGATGATCGAGACCAGCTCCTCGACGTCGTCGCCCGGCGTCTCGTAGATCGTGACGTTGCCGGCGCGTTCGAAGTCTCTTAGCGCCGGCGCAATCTGCGTGTGCCTGTCCAGGATCTTCCTGTGGGCCCATGCGTGAGTCCAGAGGAGCCAATCGCGCGAGAGCATGTCTCGGCCCATGACGGCGAGCCCTAGAAGGTCCTCGAGGCCTCCGCCGTCGATCCCGACGACGACAAGATCGGAGCGGTCGAGGAGCGTCTCGAGATCCGCGAGGGCCTCGTCGCCTTGCTCGAGCCAGTAGTCCGCGCCTTCCCACCTGGTCGACCGGAGCGCGAGCCCGATCTCGATGTTAAAATGTTGCGAGGCAAAGAGCGCGAGAGCCTCCGGCCCTGCCCGCTCCGCCTTCGCCAGCTCGTCGCCGAGGAACGCCCGGTCGACCGAGCGCCCGAGGTTCGGATTCACGATGTCCCAATTCTCCGGGAGCTTCCACGCGCCCGAGCTTTGCATCTCGTCCGGGAGCTCGTAGAGGATCGCCAGGACCGGCCGCTTGACCTTGCCGTCGCGAACTTCGCGCGCCGCGTCGAGCTCGCTTTTGAACACTCCGGCCGGCGGGTCTTTCGACTGCGTCGTGATTTGCAGCAAGAAACCGTCGGGACGTGACGCCAGGGCGCCGCGGATCTCGATGAAAACGTCGGCCGCCTTCGCGATCTTCGCGAAAACGTGCGTCTCGTCGATCAGGACAAAGGTCGATTTAGATCCCGTGATCGCGTCCGTATCGGCCGCCTTGATGACGATCTGCGATAACAGAACCCGGTGCGTTATGGTTCTGAGGTGCTGTTGAAGGTGAAAGACCTTCGCGAGCGCCGGATCGAGCCGGATGATCCCGGCCGCTTGCTTGAAAGAGATCCCCGCAATCATTTTCGTGGGCGCGATCAGGAGGCATTCGGCCTCCGGTCGGCGGTTCATTATCAGAGCGACGACGACGATCGCCGCCGCAATGCTCGACTTGCCGTTCTTCTTCGGGATCAGAACGAAGAACTCTCTTATGAGCCGACGCTTGGTCTCGACGTCGTAGGATCCGAAGATCGCCGCGACGATCGCGAAAACCCACTCGTCGCAAATCTCGCCGTAGGTCGGATTCCCTTCAATGTCCGGGCAACGTAGCCTCTTGAAGATCCGGAGGGCCTTCTCGGCCTGGTCGTCGAATAGCGGGAGCTCCGGGATCGGCGGCCGGCGAGCGGTCAGGAGATCCCGCCAATTCGTGCAGCTCGTATCCCAAAGCATTTAGTTCATAGCGTTTGGGTTTAGGTCGCTGCCCCATTCGTCGCCGGCGCCGTCGACAAGCGCCGACGCGGCGTCCTGGAAAGCCTCTTTTTTGCCCTTCATGCCCTCGGCCCGCGAGTGCACAAATGGCGCCGCGGCGATAGCCATGCGATCGCGCCTTGTGACGTCGGATCCAGGGTCATTCATGACCTCGAGCATGTACTCGAGTGGGCTCATTCTGAGCTTTCTCGCTTGCCTCTTAAAGTCTTTCTTGGTGGCGCCCTTCTTCGGTCGACCGGCGCCTGGTCGAAACCCTCCTCTAGCCATTGAGTAGCCTGTTTTGCTTCCTGCTGTTGCAACCGTAATGCGCCGCCTGAACATTGGCGCGCGTGTCGTGACCTCCCCGCGAGATCGGGACAATATGGTCGATCGAAGCCCCAAGCCGGGCCGGAAACTTTGCGTCGCGGTCTATGTCGCCGCCACAAATGCCGCAACGCCAGGAGTCGCGCTCGAATATCTCGCGCCTCGTGTACTTTTCGCGGCTCACAAAAGATAGAGCGGCCGCTCGGCGCTCGCTCGCGCGCTTCCATTTTACCCGGCGCCCCTGCTGAACGACGCCCGCCGGCTTTAAGTTTGTGCGCCGACGGATCGCATTAGAGCAAGCGATTGAGCAAGACGTCCGATTGTGGAGCGATCTGCTTTCAAAGAGCACCCCGCAAAATGTGCACTCCCAGGTGCGCGTCGGCGCTGTCTCCCGACGCTGCGCGTTGTAGGCGCGCGTGTAAGAATCATAGCGATCAGACTTCGCCACGCGGTCGACAATGTGCCAAGCCGTTTTCCATTCCGCCTTGCAAGGTGACGAGCAAAACTTTCGGCGCCGTCCTGTGCTTTTTTGCGTGTAGGCGAAATTATGCCCGCACACCTTGCAAGCCGTCGAGACCGTGTCGCCGGCTTTCGCCGGTTGCGTCACGGTCGATTTGGTGTCAGTAGCGATTTCAGCCATTCGACCTCTTGTCAGGTTGGCGGGTTAGGCCTGGTCGAGCGCGGGAACGCTCGGCCGGGCCGAAAAAATCAAACGAAAACAATAAAACCCGTTCGGG